TGTCCTTCGCCTTCGAGGACGACTGGGAGGACTCGGAGAACGGCGTGAGCTACGAGAAGACCAACGACGTAGAGGACGGCAAGGAGGTATGGCTGCGCCACGTGAAGAAAATCACCGGCCTCTATGATGTCGCCATCGTCACCCATCCAGCCTACGAACAGACCAACGTCGGACTGCGTGAGGCTTCCGAGGCTATTGACAAGGCGATTGAGGCACAGTTGAAGCGGGAGTGTGGCGACAAGAACGACAAGCGCGACGACGATCCCGATGACCCCGACGACCACAACGACCCTGACGACAAGGGCGAGACCGACGAGGAGCGCGAAGCCCGTGAAAAGGCTGAGCGTGAAGCCAACGGCGGCGAGACAAACGCCGAGAAAGCAGCCCGTGAACAGGCAGAGCGCGAAGCCAACGGAGGCGAGACCAACGCTGAAAAGGAAGCCCGCGAACTGGAAGAGCAGGAGCAGCGTTTCCGCGAACAGCAGGCTATGCGTATGCGCCATCGTGCCCAGCGAATGAGAACTGAACAAGAATTAGAATCACTTATTTTTTAACCCTTAAAACGTTTTAGGAAATGAAAGAAATGACTAAGACACAGATTCAGGAGCGTCAACTCGCTATCTGGAATCGTATCGACGAACTCGACGAGGCAAGCAAGACCCGCGAACTGACCGCCGAAGAAGTTAAGGAACAGCGTGAACTCGTTGACGAGTCCGCTAAGTTGTCAACCCGTGCTAAGGCTCTCGCCTCTGGTGCTGAGCTCGCAGCCATCAAGAGCCGCGAGGACAAGGGCAAGGAGTTGCGTGAGATGATTGCTGACTGCTTCACACACAAGCGTGCAGCCAATGCAACCACCATTCTCGCCAACGCCATCACAACTGGTGCCGACCAGAACACCACCGCCAACTTGGAGGCTGGTAAGTTGATCCCCGTGGAGATTCAGCCCATCATCGACACCAAGGTTCCTGGCATTGAACTGCCCGACGACCTGAAGATGCTGACCGGCGTAACTGGAACACAGGTCATCCCCTACAGCATCAACGACGTGAAGTTCACCGTCGAGGGTGAGGTAACGAAGGTGGCTGAGCAGGCTCTGAACTTTGCCAACATCACCACCTCTCCGAAGCGCGTCTGCGCAAGCGTTCCCGTCAGCCGTCGTGCCGTGGCTCAGGCCGCATTCGACATCATCGCCTTCCTGACCTTCAAGTTCACCAAGGGCTGGGCTATGTTCCGTGCTCTCCACGTTTACGCTCACGGTGACTACCGCGACGTTATCGGCCCCTTCGCTACCGTGACCGTCAAGGAGCTGACTCTGGACCAGAACATCGGTAAGAACCTCGCCAAGGAGATTGCCGACATGTACGACAAGGGCTTTGAGGGTGATCCCGAAATCATCATGGACAAGGCCACTGAGGTTGACCTGAAGTTCACGAAGCTCATCCCCGGCACCACCGACTCTAACCGCACAGTCGTACAGGATGGTCAGTGCGTAGGCTACCGCTACAAGGTATCTCCGTACATCGACTACTCGATTGCCTCCAATGGCGTTGCCACCAAGGACAAGGTTGGCGAAGGTGACGCAGCCGTTCCCGTCCGCTACATCGGTATCGGTCACTTCGGCTATCTGAACGAGCAGGTCTATGCTGACGGCATCGAGTTCAACGTGGACGGAACATCTCAGGAGAACTTCGACCGCAACGTCATCGCCCTCGGCATGGGTCTCGACTACTCGCTGGTTGAGCTGTCAGGCAAGGTGAACGGCGGCAACGGCACTCCCCAGGCCTTCAAGCTCATCAAGCTCATCGAGCCCGCATCTTCTAACGAGATCGGCGGCTAATCCTCTCACAGTGAATCAAGGTTCATAGTTACTTGATAAGCGGCTGGCGGGCACTCCGATGCAACAGCAAAGGGCACGCGCCCGCCAGCTTTTCTCAATTAACAGTCCAGTCTGTTGCGATTCCATCGCAACCCCAAGCAAGCAAAAATGAAGCAACTCGACGAAATCCTTTACGACGCTCTCCGTGCGAACGCTGACCTCATGCAGGTCGTGGGCGAGCGCATCGTCTCCACCTGCTTCGAGGTAGGCCCCGACGAGCCGGACAACACCCCGCTGCCGTGCATCATCGTCACCGACGACGGCTGGCAGAACCAGCCCGAGACGAAGGACACCACATGGGAGGGCACGGAGGACCACGTGACGGCCGGCATCGAAGTGGACGGGCGCAGCCCCAAGGAGGTGAAGCAGCTCATCCGCATGTGCCGCCAGGCCGTAGCCGCCGAGATTCGCCGAATGGCCGAAGCCGGTGAAGACATCCCCTACCTCGACAGCGTGCAGGCTTCACAACTTGCCTGGGACTGGATGAAACCTTGTTATCACCAGACGCTAACTTACCAAGTCACCATCTATAACGAGTAAGACTATGGCAAAGAAAGATGATCAGAAAGAGCAGAAGGCAATCGCCCAACCTATAACAGACAAAGGCACTCATACCTTTCCCTGCGTGTTACGTGCATCCACACCAGAGGCTCTGTCTGAGCTGTTGGACAATCTGACCGCGCCGAAAGGTGCCACTCTCTACACTGGATGTATAGCCAGAGACATGAGCGATGGTCAATACATCATTCGAGTAGATGTTAAACCTACATAATAATAGTATATATATGACACTCAAAGGACAGAACTTACGCATCTATACCTATGAAGGAGGTGACGAGTACAGGGTTGTGGCCATGTCCACCAACTGCACGATCACGCTGACAGGTAATTCTGAAGATGCCAGCCATAAGGACATTGTAGGCATGGCCGCTGTGCCTACAATCGTGAGCAAGGGGTGGAGCGTCAGCGTGGAATCACTTGACGTGACCGACGTTGCATCAATGTTGGCAGCCATCAAGAGTTTCACGCCGTTCACACTTCGATGGGATGAGTCATCCACAACGGACAACCAGACGGAAGTTGGCGCAGCATTCGCACACACAGGCCAGGCATACCTGAACGACGTAGTCTTCCAGTGGAATGACAGAACTAATTCGACTAAACAGCTCCAATTTACGGGCAGCGGTCCTCTGACGAAGGTGACTGGAACTCCCGTCACGGAGGTGATACCTGCAAGTATGGCCTTCACCAAGGGCCAGTTCGTGCGGCTATTCATTAGCAATAATAACACAGACACACCGTCGCGTGTTGTGGCCGCCGCACGCCAGCTTTCTCTGCATGTAAGCTTGAGCCTCGAAACAGTAACCACCAAGGACACGGAAGGCGACTGGCTGGTGCAGGAACCCACCGCACTGAACTATGACATCACGTCGAACGCACTGGTGCGCTCTGGAGACACCATTACAAGTCAGGTCGGCGCACAGACTTTCGCTGAGATTGAAGAAATCTTCAAGGCTGCATTGTCGGTTCAATGGATGATAGCCAACGTGAGCGGTGCCAACCAGCGAACGAAGGGTGCTACCATCGTCAGCGGTTCCGTCATCGTCACGTCACTGGTGGCCAACGGTCCTAATCGACAAAGTGCCGACTATACAACCACGCTCACAGGCGTCGGAGACTATGTAGTGGCAGAATAATTCTAATCAGCCGCTCGCCAGTCCGTCTTCTTTACTGCCGGCTGGTGGGCGGCTTTTCACACACAAAACCCATCAAGCAACTATGATCCACGAAGAAATCACCCTCGCAGGCAAGCCCGTCACACTGGGCTACTGCTACGCAACTGAAATCGCCTACAAAGACCTGTCGGGCGAAGACATCACCGACATCATCCAGGACACCATCACCGGCATTAACGCCACGCCATCACGTATGCCCGACGCCAAGCGCAGCATCCACCTCGTGCTGGCTGCTATCATCGCTTATTACGAGTGCGTGAAAAAAGAGAAACCCATCAAGGATATTGATATAATGTCAGAAGCCACGCCCCTCGAACTCGGCAAGGCCCTCGGCACCATCATCAACCTTTGGGCAAAGTTCTACAACATCCCGAAGGGCGAGCCAAAAGACAAACCTCAGAAAGGAAAGGGGAAAAAGGCAAAAAACTGACTACCGCCCACGACATCTATCAATTGCTCGTGGGCGAGATAGGCATCCCCCGTCATGAATTCCTCTACGACCTCCGCTTTTGGGAAGTCCGGCGCATCATCCGTGGCTACCGCCGCCGCGACTGGCTGAAGCATCAGCTAATGGCCGAATGCGTCTATGCCGCCACCTTCGCCATGCGTGACCCAAAGGGCAAGACCGTCTCCGACATGTTTCCCTCACTCTTTGAAGAGGATGGAGAACCCGAGGAGAGCGGCACAATCAGTCAGGCAGACGTGGACGACTTGCAACAACTCATGGCCGCTATCAATGCAGAAGCCGAAGGGTAGTTCCTTCGGCTTCTGCTATTATCTTCTTACCATGTGCCCGTCCGTGGATTCTCCCACGTATCGCTGACGCTCACGTCAAGTCCTCCGGCGCTCCCGAACAAGTTACCCGAGTACTCCGTCGCTCTGTTGCGCTTGAACGGTGCCCCAGCGATATTCGCAGAACCCAACACCTTGCCATCTGCATCCGTTGCCGTCACTTCCACGTTTGTCACCCATTCATCGGCTCCGCTAACTCCGAATATGCTCACGGACATCTGCCCGCTTGTCCCGATATACGACGCCGGCACGCTCACCGTCCGTGTCTGCTTCTTCGCTGTCACGGCATCGCCCGTCACGTAGTCCAAGCCGTAGTACCAGCGGTCGGGCGTCACATTCACCGCGCTGCAGCCTGTCGGCACCTCGTCCTGGATGGTCAGGCGCAACTTCGTGGCCACGCGGTCGAGCGTCACGGCTCTGTTTCCGTTGCTGGTATTCACCACCTCCACCTCGTAGTCCTTCCAGAAGGCATCCCTTGGCGTGCCCCAGGTGATGGTGTGCGCTTCCTCATTCACCATCGGTTCATCGCCGCGAGACGCCACGAAATAGACATGGTGGCTCCCGTATGCCAACGACATCGACGGCTTTCCCCAGTCGGCATCGTCGGCTGTCTGGTGCACCGATTGCACGCACTTCCCGTCCACGTAGTCATATACCCAGAGATCGGTCATCGATTGCCCGTCGGCTTGCAGATAGCCGCGTGTGAACGTCGCAGCCCAGAAGTCGCCCTTCACCGTGAACGTGAACTTCTTAGATTCACCCTGTTCCAGTTCTTCCTCGAACTGATACCTTTGACATGACGAAATACACACAATGCTCATAAGAGCCAGAAAACAAACCCTTTTCATTTTTTCTTCTTTTTTAATAATTTATCAATTTTGGTAAACTCATCACGCACCGACTGAGCCAGCACCTTGGCATACCTTTGCGTCTGTTTGATGTTGGCATGCCCGAGCATCTTGGCAAGGTTCTCTATCTTCACGCCGTGGGAGAGCATGTAAGTTGCGAAGGTGTGACGGGCAAGGTGGGAGTGCAGCGGGTAAGTTATGCCAGCAGCCTGCCCGACCATCTTCAATTCCCGATTATACACCTGATTCGTCATTTTCGGAACAGACATGCCATATCTCTCCAAGACTTCCACCGCCGGAGGCAGCAGCTGATTTACATACGGCACGCCTGTCTTAATACGCGAGCCAATCGCGCACCATTTACCTTTTATCTTCTTATATGCCGATATATCGAATGCCTGGGCATCTGAATAGGACAGCCCTGTGTACATTTGGAAGACGAACAAGTCACGTGCACGCTCCATGAACGAGCCATGTGCAGGTGAGAATTTCCGTATTAGTTCCATTTCATCCTCCGTCAGGTATTCGGTATTCTCCCTGTCGCCCTTCGAGAACACCCCACGGAGCCGGTTATAAGGATTGAAAGGAATCAGCTCACTACGTTCTGCTCGCCCGAGCAACGAGCGCAAGCACTTGTGGTAATTATACACAGCACCTCCTGTTATCTTACCGCTGCGTCCATTCATATTCCGCAGCCAAGCATCCAACTTATAGATATTATCAACCGTCACGCCACTCCAGTCACGGATAAGCTCGAATTCCTCCAGCCGCTTGACCAGGCTGACATAATGTTTGCGCGTTCCGTCAACGACGCCAAGGCGCTCAATCTCCGAACGCATCCACGGAAGCACTTCATCTTCAGACGTAGCACTATATATTTTCTTGCGGATTTCCGCGACATTGACATCACGGTGAGCTTTGAGAGCTTCGTTCACCTCTTTGCCGACTTTGCGGAGCAATATGGCAAGTTGCTCATTCAGGGTATCAGCCTGCGGATGATTGATAATACGGTCTGTCCACTGACGCGCACGCACACGCACACCCGTATTTATATAATATGAGCGGCGGTCAGAAGTCACACGAATCTCAAGGGGGCCTTCAGCACCTTTCTTGGTGCGTCCGCGATGATCGAAGACAATACAACTTGTAATCATAGTTTTAAGTTTTATTTGTTTCCCCACCGTTTCCCGCTTGGGGAAACAAATGGTAAACATGCGTCCCTAATTACACCAATATATCCATCTTTGTACTTTGTGGCTTTACACCCATAACCGACTAATAATACGCTATTTGTTAGTTTTTCACCGCTTTAGTATTTTTCCATGAGGTGATCCGGAAGGGGTTATATTTTGGCTTATAATCTTCTGTGAATGAGTGTCAAATGGAAATGGTGGGGAAACGGTTGGTAATTTGTTTTGTTCGTTTTCGGATGGGTTAGGAATTGGATAATGAACACTTAATGTATGCGTCTGTGAAGAATATATCTTCGTCATGGCGGTAGCCGATGTAGATGAAGTAACGCTTTCATATTTTTTATTTTTTTTACGGTTCTGCTACGAGTCTGGAAGGCTGTTGTGGCATGGTGTATTGATGACTGGACCTGAGTAGTTCGTCACGCAATGCGTGTATCTCGTCAATAGAACGACGCAGTTCGCGGTTCAATGCTTCATTCTGTTTTATTTGCTCGGACATGATGCTAATAAGGGTGTCAGCCCAAGCGGGCAATTCGACAGGAGAACCTGACGAATGCGCTGGGGCATCTTGTCGCTTGTTGAGCGGGTTCTTTTCTGGATGCATGCTAAAATACAACTCATCCTCTGCCAGCATGATGATTGACTGACCACGAAGGAAAGCCGGATTAAAGACATTTCCGAAGGCTTCATTAAGTTTCCTTATTGTGGCCTCCGAAATCTTTTTTACCTTATTATTAAGGATTTGCGAGATTGCTTTTTCCGACAAACCCGTTTTTGCCGCCAAGTCTTGCTGGTCTTCCACAAGGTCGTTCTTATAAAGCCAGTCTAACACTAATCGTAAACGCTCATTTGGGTCCATTATGAATTGAATTTACGTCGTTTTACCTTGTTTTCTGTTAATAAATCTTAAAAAATCCTTGTAATTTACCTCGCTTTACTTTATTTTACCTATCTTTGCATCGAAAACCAAACGGACATAAAATAGCCCTGCGGCCTGAAAAGGTCACCTGAGTTCGGTAGGGGTATCGGCAAAGGTAGGGCTTTTTTCCGAAACTCGAAGAAAACAAGATAAATTATTAAAGATTTTTAACATGTTAGACACGAAGACGAAGATGGAAATTCTCTCAGCTGTGCGTGCTGCTGTACGACAGACGCTTGAGGAGGCCGACGAGAAGTGGCTGAGCGGCGAAGAGCTGTGCAAGCAGTTCCAATGTTTCACACCTGGATGGCTGAAGCGTAATGGGAAGTATCTGGATAGAACGCGCGTGGTAACGGTAGGCAGCGACGGGAAAGAACAGCGAACTGGCTGGGTATATCCTATGCACAGAATAGGTCGGATGCTTCAAGAGGATAGGATGAGGATTAAGATTGGATGATGATTGTGCCGCCACTATGACGCGGCACAGAGGACAGGGAAGGTTGGCCGAGTGGTCGAAGGCATGGCGCAATGCGTAATGATGTGAATCATGATGGCGGCGTTCTGTTATTACATCGGGGGTTCGAATCCCTCACCTTCCACTAAAAAGCAGTATGCGCCAGCTGGATAAATACAGGGCGAAGGGTCGGAGAGTGACGACCGTTGAAGTGAGAATATGCTGAAGCACAAGTCTGGGATAGCAGAAGCAGAAGAAAAAGAACCAAACAAAGAGAGTACGCAATCCTAAGACAGCAGAAGCGACGAGCAGAGACGGAAGGAGCGATGGAAATGGCGGTGGCAGCCAGGACGAAACGACATCGAAGTCACACCAATAAGCGGGAGCGAGGGCGCAAGGCATAAGCTCCAATCATAGCCGAGGTGCAAGAAGTACATCACAGTATTAGGTTACGTGATACGCAGCAATGCGGGGTGAAAGCAATCTGATGGCGAAGAGGCACAGGCGGAAAGTCTGTGAAGAGCCAGGACAGCAGCCGGAAGATACTAATGCGGCCATTGCGCTGTGAATGGTTACGATAAAATCGCAACATACTGAACATGGCAATGCGTGTCCCAAGCCACGATAAAACGCAGAGGGGTGTCGAAAAAGCAAACTTTTTAAAATAAACGATTATGAAAAAACAAAGAATTATCAAGCATGTGACGGCAGTGGTGTATGTGATGTTAGTGTGCATACCCGTTGTATTACTTTTGGACGGAGGCCCAGACGCACCGATGGGACATGAGCGATTCGGTCTCACTAATCTGTTCGGCTTCGCTTGGCTGGCTTTTTTGGCATTCGGAGGATTGCAAATGATCACTCCCAAGTGGATACTCGACGAACTGAGTGCCTATATTGGAGAAGAAGAAACCGAATAACACATAAAGAAGCAAAACATGAAGATAAAAGGAAGAGTGGCGCATGTGGGCGTGATAACCACAGGCGTGAGCCAGAGAACTGGAAATAAGTGGAAGTCGCAAGAAGTCGTGATTGAATACTTCGACAATGACAATGCTCGCTATCCTGACAGCGTTAATGTGAGGATATTCGGTGAGCGGGTGGACACGCTCCATCTGCAAGTGAATGACGAAGTGGAGGCGAGCATCGGCCTGAATGCACGAGAATATGATGGACGCTTCTATAATGAGGCACGCGTATATCGAATCGAGCGTGTGGGCGGCTCATTACAGCAACCAGCGGCACAAGCACCATCCACAGCCGGCGGTGAAGAACCAGTGCATAATGATGTTTCACCAGTCAAGCCTTCATCTGAGGCTTCCAAGGGCGATGACCTGCCATTCTAAGCTGCCACAATTTCCTGGTGTGGCAGCCCGGGGCAAATACAACCGCACGCAGTTGGATGATGCACAAGACGCCTGGCTGAGGAAATACTACCCAATCACCGAGAATCAAGTCCTGGCCGATGCGATGGGAGTCAGTCTGGAGACGGTGCGGAGGTTGGTGAAGGCAATGGGAATCAAAGGGAAAAGCAAGCGAGGCCGTGCGATGATTGAGGCACGCCGCAAAATACGTGCAATGAAAACGATGGAGGAACACGGTGTTTACGCTCGCAAGCGTGGACGACAAGTTTCAGACGAGACCAAGGCCGGGCTTGCAAGATACTGGCAGGATGTCAAGGCAGGGAAGCGTGACAGCCCGGTGGACATCCTTCGGAATACGGATGCAGAACGTTACGCACTCAGCATGGAAAAGCGAGCGAAGAGCCGTGCAGAATTGCTTCGCAGAGAACGTCAGCGCAAATTATATGGACTACCTCAGAAGACATCCATCCATAAGGCAGTCACGCTTAACACGTACACTCTGAGCCAGAGACACCACCGATGCAATGCCCTGAAGCGTGGCTATCTGCTCGACGAGGATTGTTCCGAGGGCAGTTCGGGGCGATACGTCATCTATTATGATGATGAGACGGAGCGCAGCGAGAAGTTCGAGGCCAACTGCATCGCGGATGGCTTCACCTTTAAGCGCGACGAATAAAAAAATAGGAGCAGAAAACCGATAAAATAGAGCAATCGGCAATGGATAAGGAGGGTGTTTGGCCCGGGCAATCTGTCCGCCCTCTGAATTCCTGGGATTGAGCGATGGAGCGTTGCCATCCTGCTCCACACATACGCACTAACACACACAAAAAAATTATGAGTGAGAATATATTACCATCACTACCTACAGCGGAGCAATTGGACGCGCTACCGATCGAGCAGAAGCGGGCGGAGATAGCCCCGTATCTATTGGACGCGACTGAGAATTACCCGGAACCTTACTATCTTTTGGAATACAACGGTGTCCCGTTCTCTACGCTCGGAGGCATACAGGCCCTGAGTGGCCAGAAGAAGAACGGCAAGACGTTCGTCCTGGCTCAACTTATGGCAGCCATCCTCGGCACCGACATAGAGCGAAGCCGAACTCCGCAATACCTGCCAGGGCTGCGCGTGCCGGAGCGCACACTGGAGCACCTCGGTCGATTGCCGACCGTGCTCTACGTCGATACCGAGATGGAGAAGCTGAACTCGGCCAAGGTGCTCAGGCGGGTACATTGGCTTTGCGGCTGGCCGCTCGATGTCCCGTGTGAACGCTTTCACGTCCTCTGGCTGCGCGGTATCACAGATGTCAAGGAAGGCGACAAGGTGGTAGAGAAGGCATACGATAAGCGTTACCGCCTGATACGCACAGCCATTGAGGTGTTTAACCCCGATGCGGTGTTCATAGACGGCATCCGCGACATCATCGGAGACTTCAACGACAACGCCGAGAGCTCGGCTCTGGTTGGCGAACTTATGGCCTTGGCCGAACAGCGACAGATATGTATATGGAACACACTGCACATGAATCCTCGCCCAGGCAACGATGATGAGAGCAAGATGCGCGGACACCTCGGCACAGAGCTCGGCAACAAAATCACAGACACGCTGGTCAGCATCAAGCACAAGGATGCGTCAGGCGTCACCTTCACGGTGAAGCAGAACGACGCCCGAGGCAAGGACATGGAAGACTGGAAGTTCGAGGTGGACGAAGACGCCGGAGCCCTTGGCGTGCCTCGCATCCTTGGACAAGCGGAGGCAGCTGCCAACGAAGACCAGCGTGAGAAGAACGAAGTAAACGAGCGGTTCAAGTCCTTCAACTGGCCACAATACGGTGCCACCTACACAGACTTGGAGAAGCATCTGCGCTCGCAGGGCATTACAAGCAATCGGCAGATAGCCCACATCTTCGACGTCGCCAAGGAAGCAGGAATCATCGTAAAGAACGAGAAAAAGAAATACCGATACAATGGCTTCAGAGCCATTCCCAATGACAAAACCGAAGACCTGCCATTCCAGCAATCGGGAGAAAACGACAAACCTCCATTCTGAGCACCAACCACCGCAGAAGTCCGCAACCCCCACCCCCCAGTACCCCTTTAGGGGGTACATGGGGGTGGAGGGTGGCTGACACACGGGCGACGCGCACGCACGCGATCGGCTTATAGTTAAAACTAAATTGAGCAATAACCATGAAAATCGACGAAGCAACAGAACGAAGAATTAAGGAAGCAGCTGACATCGTGGATGTCGTCAGCGACTACGTGACGTTGAAGAAGGCAGGTGCCGAATACACAGGGCTGTGCCCGTTCCACGAAGACCGACACACGGGAAGCTTCATGGTGTCGCCTCGGAAGAACATTGCCCACTGTTTCCCCTGCGCAGAGACGTGGAACCCCGTCGATTTCGTTATGAAGATCGAGAACCTGGACTATCCAGACGCCCTTCGCTGGCTGGCACAGAAGTATGGAATCTTCATCGCCGACACGCCGAAGTTCCAGAACATTCGCCCGTCGAAGCCACGACCTCCACATCCACCCGAACCTCCGAAGCGCAAACGCACGTGGCCGTTGGCGTGGGCGAAGAAGTATATCGCCGACGATACGGACACCTTCGTCAGATGGCTGTACACGCTCCCCTGGAACGATGAACAACGGGCACGTCTGCCCAAGGTTCTGGCATTCTATGGCGTAGGGCACAGTCACTTCGAGGAGCAGCAGCGCGACGGTAGCCTGCGGGTGCACGACTTCACCATCTTCTGGCAGATTGATGACAACGCCGTGCTACACAACGGGCACATGATGAAGTATCGCGAGGACGGGCACCGTGTGAAGGACAAGGACGCATACGCTCAGACGTGGATTCATGCCCGGATGAAGCGGGCGAAGATCGACCCGTTCGACGAGGACAAAGACGAAGCAAGCTACTGCCTGTTCGGTCAGCACCTTATGCTAAAATGCCCAGACGCCACCATCAACATCGTGGAGAGCGAAAAGACGGCTATCATCATGGCCACGGCCTACGGAGGAGCACGGGACAACCTATGGATGGCCTGCTTCGGCCTCGGCAACCTGACGAACGCCAACCGCCTCCTCCAACCGCTCATCGACCAGAGGAAGCGCATCGTCCTCTACCCTGACCACGATGGCGTGGAGAAATGGCAGAAGGCAGCCAAGGAGATCAACTACGAGCGGCTACAGGTCAACACCGACCCCGTGCTGGATTGGTGGAGGCCGGAGGACGGAGAGAAGGCCGACGTGGCCGACGTGGTGCTCCGCATCATGTCTCATGTAGATGTACGCGCAGAGGCCACCGTGCCTCCCCAACAAAAAAGATTAGACAAAATGATAAGAGAGAACCCAGCCGTCGGCCTGTTGGCCGAACAGCTAAATCTTCAACCCGAATAACACTATCACAGACATGCAAGACAATGACAAGTATCAAGTCCTCTCCACTAAGGTGGACATAGACACTTACAAGCGCATCAAGCGACTGGAGCGAAGTGGGAAGATCAACATCTACCGCTTCGGCCAGATGTTCTGGGCCACGCTCGTCCGACTGATGGACGACCGCCACAACCTGTCGCCCGAGATGGAACGTCTCATGCAAGCGTTCGAGTACTGCGTTGGCTGGTCTGAAGCATTCAACACGGCCGACCCAGGCGTGGAGAAGACCATCGGCGAAGCCATCTATTTCCTCTTCGATGCCGAGGGGAAAACGAGGGGGGCACAGCCCGTCCACGTCTGCCGGCCGTTCTTCGACCGTTGGACGATGGACTACAACGTCTCGCATATCATCGAGCGCGTGCTGGAGCTTTCCGTCCCCGAACGTTACAAGCGCATGCGACTGGCGATGGGCGAGATGGGATGCGAAAACCTGCTGGACTTCATCGACCGGCTGCTGAACATCTACAAGGATGACGAACGCTATGCCTCAATCCGTCAAGAGTTTGAAGATTGCGAGCGTGCCGAAAATGGAAAACCCGTCGAATATGCCTCGAAGACCCGACGGAAGCACCACGTAAGCGTGGACATGTTCCAACAGTGGGAGGAGTCGCGAGGCAAGCCATTCGGCGAGCGGGCAGACGAATACATGGCCGAGCTGGAACGCCAGGCCCAACGAGAGCAGAAACAGCAAGAGGATGAAGAGTCACGCCGATGGCTGGAGGACAACATGCCTTATAAGCCTCACGGTTATGAGTGGTGAACAAACGAAAAACAATAGAAATAAATGGAAGAGATAATGACCAATCAAGAGCAAGAGAGTGAGAATACCCGAGTATGGCAGCCGAACGTGAATGCACTGCCGGCAATAGTCCGTGCCAACATGAATCTCAGCATGACGCCGAGCCAACGCCGGCACAGACAGCACATCGTGGAAAGGGCAATCGCCGACATGGTGCGGCACGGAGAGACTGACGAAACCACTGTGATCATCAATTATGAGGAGGTGGACAAGTCGCGCAACATAGTTACGCTTGAACATACTGTGACGTTCTATAAACTCAGAGTATGAGCCGAGACAAGAACTACCAGCGACTGCTGAACGACAAGCAGTGGAAGCTGCTGCGTGCTGCGGTGTTCCGACGCACCAACGGACTGTGCGAGATGTGCCTAAAGGAAGGCTTCATCACGCCAGGTGTGGACGTGCATCACATCCGACCTGTGGAGCAAGCCAAGACAGTGGAAGGCCCCGACGGTATGAGAGCCAGATGCTACGACCCTAACAACGTCATGCTGTTGTGTGTTCCATGCCACATCAAAGTGCATCAGGACATGCGGACACATACACCGGAGAAGGTACGAGAGAATAAGAAACGAAGAAGCCAAAGGTTCCTCGAACTGAACGACCCGAACTACCAGCCGCCTGAGCAACCCAAACCCTACGGACAGCAAGCCGATGAGTATCTGAAGAACCTCGAAGAGCGTGCAAGACTCGAAAACGTTAACAACTCTTAACCTCGGCGTACCCGTTTAGTTTCAAGGGCCTCTGATTCCGAAAT